AATGGCGGCTTGCGACTGTTGAATTTCTTGTAATATTCTAGTCCTATCTTTCTGTTGGCCACGGCGTATTGCTTGCGCCTTGTCGGCACCTTTTTCATCTGTTGAGCGACCCATAGTTTGGTCCACAACCTCATCATACTGGCGAATTGCCTTACGGTTCGCTTCGACATTCTCTTTCTCCGTTTTAATCTTTTCATCCAGTAACGCAATTTTATCCACAAGTGGTGCATTGTCTGCTGAATGTTCCAAGTGTGCCTTTGACAAGAAGCCAAAGATACCCATAGATGTAATCAACATCAAAATAGTTACTGCAATAGACAAATAAGATTTAATTAGTATTGGACATTGTTTCCAGTTTCTATACAGCCATGATACCGTTACAAGTTTCGATGCTTCTAGAATCGAACCCATAATGATAACAGGCCAGAAAGAACCTGGAAAGATTTGTGCCAAACCAATAACAGAATAGTAACCAGCTACGCCTGATAATGCTATGGCTGTTAGTAAGGTTAAAAATATCATGCAAAGAAGTCCTCTAAAGAATTAGTTTTTTCTGCTGACCAATTCATGCATTTCAAAATTACACTGATTGGTTCCAAGAATGCTTTGTCGAATTGTAAATCATAATCGATATAATTGTCAAGCTCAAATTCTTTTGGTATTCTACCAGGGAAAGAGATAACATCATTCTTAAAATGATTCGGCATTTTCAGATAGGTAAACTTTAACTTTTCGCCTTCTTGGATAAGTGGATATTTCTTGGTTAGATTCATCTGTTTAAGATTGTGGTTATACACAATCGCACCACGAACGTGAATTGGTGTTCCTTTTTTAAACAATAATACCGGATCCGAATACGTATTCAGTCCATTCAAACCACGTGGAAAAGATATTTCTTCTGCTGGTAATGTTTTGAATTCTTTTCTAAACTCGGCAATAAAGTCTTGCACCTGTTGTTCGGTGCCAGTCATCATCAACTTAATTGATTCTTTCATCTTTTCACGAATCGCAGAGGGTGTGGAAGATTTAATCATTTCCAAACCCATCACTTTCATGTATGGTTCAGCATACTGCACACCTTCGTTGTTATACACATTTAGAATATAACGTTTCTTGGCAGTCCACACACCTTTGTCAGAAAGACCTTCACGTTTCATCTGCATCTTCTGTGAATATGCATGAACGTAATCAGCCAATTCTTGATATGATTCGTCTATGTAAGGTTGTATCTTTTCTTCACAGATTTTATCCATGATAGAAATGACTTTTTGTTTGTCGCTTTGGTCTTTAATAAATTTATCAACCAACTCACCCATACGTAGATAGATTGAATCAGTATCGGATGCAATCACATAATCAACACCTCTGGTGTCGAGAATACGATTCATGTAGGCATTTATTTTTGCTTCAATCCAACGAATCGATAACTGGCCTGACTGAGTGACTCCCAAAGCCATGCGTAGGTCATAAAACCTAAAATACTGGCTTCCCAAAGCACCGTAGGCAGAGTTAAGGGATACTTTCTTTGCGAGTTGGAGGTTGTTGTATCTGGCAACTCGTTTTTCAATGTCGTATTTTTTTGATTCGTCTTTTTCATTTTCATACTCCTGTTGCGCTTGCAACATCATCTTTTTAAATTTCTTGCGGTCATTATACATTTCTTCCAACATCTTAGGTAAGAAACCTTGTTTATCTGTTCGGAAGAATTGACCATTCGGTGTAATTGTTGCACCTTCAAGTTTGTTGATTATACATGATTTATTCAATAACTTTTCCACAGAAACAGTTTGTGCCAGAATTCTACGCATTTCATCTGTGTAGTTTTCTGGTTCAATTAGAGTTTCTGGACTAATATTGTATTGCATCATCAAGTGTGGATATAGACTGTTCAAGTCAAACGATGCTACCCAATTATGTAGACCTACCTGAGGTTCTTTAACATACGCACCTTCGAATGCTGAATCTTTTTCCTGCACATCACGTGGTGGAACAATAATACCTTGTTCCAACAAATAGGAATAAGTCATTGAATCCCACATACGTGTTTGTGCAAAGATATCTTCGTAATTACACTTGGTATCATATGCAAGAGTCAAACCAAGTTCAATTAGTTTCAGTTTGTCATCAATACGTTCAACAAGAACAACGTCACGAATGTTATATTCAATGAACTTTTGGTGATTTAAACGATACAATGCATGTAGGTTATCATACTCATCATATGACAATTTACGTTCACCGATTTCCACGTTTGCAATATTGTCCAAACGATACGATTCTTGTGACTTACCACCTGGCGCATACCACTTGTATAATTCAATGTAATCAAGTTGTTCGATACCCAAGAAACCGTAAGCAATCATTTGACGGCCATTGATAATGGTTTTACGTTCTGTGATAAAGTTCCAAGGAGACAACTTCTTAGTTTCATCTTCACCAAGAATTTTACGAAAACGGTTGACCAAATATGGAACGTCAAAGAACTTGGTGTTCCAACCAGTTAAAACATCTGGTGTGAATTGTGACCAGTGATTGATGAATCGTTTGCACAATGTGTATTCATCATTACATTTGATATATGTTATCTCAACACCTGCATTGGTTTCATCCAGTTCATGGTTATAATCACCACAACCCCAAACAATCATACTACCACCGAGAGTTTTTAGACCAATGGCGGTGATAGGTTCATTTGCTTCATATGGATCAGGAAAACCATTCTCAGAACCAACCTCAATGTCAATATTGGCGACATTAATCTTATCAATATCCCAATCAACCATTTTTGGATGTTGGTCAGCAATAAATGCGTATTCAAACCTAGTATTACCAAAGATTTTTGGTGCACCAGGAAGACCGTCATATTGTTTTACGAATTCTCTGGCTTCACGAATACCATCAAATCGTTTTGGAACAAGGTCTATACCATCAAGGGACTTGTGTGTGCCTTTATCGTTACGAGCTGGAAGATAAAGTTGTGGTTCGTAGTCAATCTTTAATCTGATTCGTTTACCGTCTTTGATGCCACGATAGAGAATCTTACCACCATAAGATTGAACGTTTGTGTAAAAAGTTGTCATTAACCTGTAATAATTTGTTGTTGACCTGGAAGAATTAGACCTACACCGAAAATTTGGTCGTAATTTTTGACAAAATCTTCTGCTGGAACATAGTAGTATACAACATGTTCTAGTTTAAAGGCAATAGTTGAATCTGATTTCTGTTCGGCATGGATTGGAAAAGGTGAGAATCCTACATTTGGTGTGCCATCTTTACCACGGACAATCGCAATACCTAGTGGATTTTTGATTACCATTTGAGTTTCGGTATGGGATTCGACTTCACCGATGACTTCTTCACCGGTAATTAATTTCATTGCATAAATTTTCATATTCATCCTTTAGCATAAATAATTATATAGTTTGACCTGATGCAAGAGTATATCATTTTTTCGAGATAAAGTCAAGTAAAAAGATGGTATAAAAAGAAATGGATCCACTAACCCTCTTTGCTCTTGCAAATGGTGCTGTTGCAGCCGTTAAAAAAGGTTGTCAATTATACAAAGACATTAAGGGTGCCGCTGGGGACGTAAAGGCTGTCCTAAAAGACCTAGACCAGCAATTTCATAATGCGTATGCTGCAAAAGGCAAGTCACCATCTCCTGAGGCAAAGAAACAATTTGTAGAAGAAAAAAATCGCATCATCGAGCTGAATAAGAAAGGTGGTGAGGTTCATAACGTCTATCAGGAAATCGGTGAATTTCTTGGTCAGTATTATGACAACTATCATAAATGTTTGGCTGTTTTGGAGGAAGAAGAACGCCGCAGTAAAAATGAAGTTTATACAGGTGAAGCTTCATTAGGTAAACGTGCCCTACAACGTGTTCTAATGAGAAAACAATTGGAACAAATGGGAACCGAGTTGCGTGAATTAATGGTTTACCAATCACCACCTGAACTTGGTGCTTTGTATACCGAGGTTGAAGAAATGATGAAAGTGATGGGCAAAGAACAAAAAGTTGCCATTGCTCTTCACATGAAAAATAAAGCTATCATAGATGCAAGAAACAAAAAAAGAAAAGAAAAAATGATAATAGATTCAGTTATTGGATTTTCAATATTTTTTGTTATCGCTGTTGTTTTTTATATTTTTATGTTAGTTGTTGATGGTAGAATAGAAAGACATCCGGAATTAGGAAATTGTGTGGTTCCAAGGGGTTCATATCTTTATAAGAAATGGACAAAAACTATTTGGTCTGAATGTAAATGAGAGACCTAAGTAAATGATTAATCTATATGGAGCATTTGATTGGTACATAGAATTTTATCTTTATTGTTATTTCTATCCTTACTTTTTGGCCAACAAACTGTCAGAGCAGAATTCTTTACCGCAAAATCCTGGCTTGTGTCAAATATAGACGGCCATATTTTGGATGGAGAAGATGTTGACAAGGTTAGACCGATAGCAAGCATAACAAAATTATTAACTGTTATGGTTGTAATGGATGTCAAACCCAATATGAGTGAACAATTAACACTTACAACAAAATTACAAGATAGATTGCCTGCAAAGAATCAAACACTCAGTAGAGCAGATTTGATTTCCATGGCCATAATACACAGTAGCAACAGAGCTGCATATACTCTGTGTGAACATTATCCTGGTGGTATGGAGAAATGTGTTGAAGCTATGAATAGAAAATTGAAGTCTTTGAAGATGGAGAATTCTATTGTTTATGAACCAACTGGTTTGGATAAAAGAAACGTCAGCACAGCAAGAGAACTTATATACTTAACGAAAGCTGCATCTGAGTATAGTAATATAGTTTATGCCAGTAGAAAAGCTGAAATAAAAATACAAGCGAAAAAGAAATGGTATGTGTTTCGAAACACCAATCCTATGATAGGACATTACCAGAATATCGTTGTTAGTAAGACGGGATTTATAAATCAATCCGGTGGATGCATCACCCTATTATTAGATACGAGCGTGGGTGAAAGAATTATTGTTGTTCTTGGTAGCAAGAATACACACACTAGAATTCCTGAAGCGGAATTTATATACGAGGTGTTTAAAGATTAGTGGTTGCGGGTCACGGAGTTGCACCGGAACTGAGGATTATGAGCCCACTGTGATACTGTTTCACCAACCCGCCAAATTATTTATTATCGAATACGTCATCATACAGTCCCATTTCTTGACTGATTCTGACCATTTCATCTAGAGCCTTTTCTCTTTTTTGACGCTGACGATTTTCTTCTAAGATTCTATCAAATTCTTCTTGCTCAATCTTTTCATCTTCTACATCTTTGGGTGATGGTTTGCGAAAGATTGCATCGTAGTTATTACCATATGTTTCCTGAGAAACACTAAACGGTCTTGGATTAGAACCTTTACCACCATCAGACATTTTATTCTCCGTAGATGTAAGCTATATCTTCAATCTTAACTACGAAATATTCTTGCACACTTGCTGCTTTACTCCAGTCTGGTTGAACCACATCACCAACCTGGACTTCGGTCACTTGAGGACCAATAGCAAGAACTTTTGCTCTATCAGGTTCTTCGGAATGTCTTAGGATGATGCCTGAAGCGGTCTCTTTAATATTCTCAAGTCGTTCAATCAACACTTTGTCGTGCAATGGTTTAATATTCATAGTTATCCTAAAAATGGAGCGGTTCTATTGATTCTCACAACACTCACAGAAGGGCATCCTGTGCAGTTAATACCGAACCGCATAAATTGGAGCGGGATGAGAGAATCGAACTCTCAACTCTAACTTGGAAGGATAGCGTTTTGCCACTAAACTAATCCCGCATTATCATTTTGAAACACACTATATTGAGGAGCAACAAGGCCATCTATTCAATACAATATGTTTCAAAATGACGCCTATTATATAGGCGCCACCCCGTTACAGGACTTTGTAACGGTCATCCATGATGGTTTTCATCATCACGGATTCTGGTGTGAAACCATCTAGGTCTCCACTCAGCAATGGTTTCACGATTGCTGGTGAGAAACCAGATACCAGAGCAGTACCGCTCTTGTCGAACTTCACTGGAGTGTTTCCATATGAAGCGTTCAAGTTCCAGAATACTACTTTTGGCATTTCATATCCTGCTTCACGATACTTACGTGCAATCATATCGATTGCTTTGTCATCATGTGTAACGCAAGCGTTAAATTGCATGTCTGACAAAATCAACAACATTGCTGGCATTTCATGCGCTGCAACATTGCCTTTAACAGCAGTCATCAGAACTTTGTCCAATGCTGCATGTAGGTCGGTGCTCATTTGCCAGTCAGACTTAACCATTTGGTCAATCTTTTGGTTGATGTTACCTTTTAGGTGCATCAATTGTGGCTTAGAGCTGAAAGTCAAGAATGTGTCCTTGAACTTTCCAACGTTTTTATCTGCTAGGTATAAACCTAGAGACACAGCTACATCCAAACAGGTTAGACCTGACTTGGAATTGCTACCACCTGCTTTGCAGGTCATTGAACCCGATACATCCACCAAAGGTAGAATGTCTGCTCCTGTGCCCATATAGTCTGGCAATGCATCCCATTGAGCTTGGATCAAGTTCAATTCGGTTTTGTCAAAAGACACACCGTAGCTGTTGATACGACCTTTCAATACATCATATGGATATACCGCAGATGCATTTACTTTTACATCAACTGAACGTTCAGTTTCTGGTTTCACCAATTCTGCTACATATGCAGCATAAGCTGGTGTGTTGCGGTTGAAAGCCTTTTTGTAACGAGCAGCCGCTACAGAAGGCACATGGCTAAAGTTGATGTTGTCCCAATCTTTAGCACACATTTGAGTTTCAACCACTTTGGTCATTTCGACCAAAGACTTACGGTAAAACTTTGGAGACATTCCAAAGAACTGACGAATTTCGGCAGCGATTTTACCCTTACGTGGAGTCCACTTTGCAGCCAAGCCGTTACGAGCACGTAGTGCATCACCCAACATGGTGTAAGCAGCAGACTTCATAACGTCAGATTCGAATACGAAAATGTCGTCCCAACGTCCCAATTCAGGAACTTTGGTCATCAAAGCTTTTGCAGCTTCAACGTCAGTCTTTTCCAGATAACGCAAGATTGAACGGAAGATTTCACGTTCACCTGAACCACCACGAACGTCACGTGACCATGCGGCAACACGCAAAGCTAATTCACGGTTTTCTACGAAAGCTGCCACGAAAGCAGGAGTAACATCCTTACCACGTGATGCACCAATGTTATAGAACAAGTCTACAACCGCATTAGCGGAACTTTGGCGAGCTTTCATACCGTTGGCGGTACGAGCTTCTTGATTAACAACTGCATTTACAAAAGTGTTCATAACTATCTCCTTCAAAAAATAACAGGATACTCTTTTCGTTGCTCTACCAGATGAGCTAATCTTTCCATCAGGAAAAATGTTGGATTCGAACCAACTACCACTCGATTTTCAGTCGAATAATTTTTGCTGCAAGTATCCTAAAAACAACAGGTAAGTTTTCATCTTTTTGTTTTGAGTGAGAATACGAAACTCACCTTGCTGCTTATGCTTCAGCATACACCTTCAAAGCAATTAAGCTCCAGTGTATACCACAATCGGCAGCCATCAGTTTAATTGATGATGCTGAACCTTACCTAAAACCTTTTCAATCATTCAATACTGTGTATTATAACACAAAAATTTGTTGTAGTCAAGCGGTATGTTGTAAATATACCACAATGTTTGGTGCCCCCAGAGAGAATCGAACTCCCGTAGGTGGGTTACAAATCCACCGTAATACCACTATACGATAAGGGCAAATCTTGGAGCGGGATGCGAGGATCGAACTCGCAACTGAACCTTGGCAAGGTCCCGTGTTACCACTAGCACCAATCCCGCAGAAGTGTTTATTATATATCCTTTTCTTGCTCTTGGCAAGCGCTTTTTGAAATTAATTGTCCGGTATTTTCAAACCACAGGTAATCTAATACGGAAGTATTCAAAGTTTCCAATGCTTGTTTTGGAGTTTCCACCAGAGGTTGTCCTGCAAGGTTGAAACTGGTATTCAAAAGAATTCCATGACCAGAAAGTTTTTTAAATTCAACTAACAAATCATACAGATATCCTTCAGTTACAGTTTGCACACGACATGTTTTGTCCACATGTGTTACACCAGGAATTAAATCAGATATAACATCATATGATTGGGTCATAAACAAATTACGTTTAGTTCGACCCATATCAAAATACAAATGTGCATCTTCTTCTAAAACAACAGCAGCAAAAGGTCTATACCATTCTCTTTTTTTGATTTTGTTCACAATGTTTCTTGCATCTTTGTTTAGAGCATTAAACAAGATTGAACGATTACCTAAAGCACGTTGACCTGCTTCCGCTAGGCCTGTATACACAGCGACAGATTTATTGTCATATAACAATTTAGCTATATCCACAATTGTGTGTCGCACACCATGATATTCCGGAGGTTCACAATCTTTTGCTATTCCGTGAAATGCCATGGTTTCTAATTTTTTAATGTCTGTATTCCTTGTTTCCATATGGTAGTGATACATTGCACAACCAACTGCAATACCAACATCAGTAGATAGGGGTTCAAAATAAAATTCAACATCCGGAAGTTCTTTCACATAATAAGAATTTGCTAAGATGTTCATACCATAACCACCTGAAATACAAACCTTTTTTATTCCTGTTTTATCAACAAACTTTTTTATCAATTTACAAATAACTTCTTGTGTTTGTAACTGAACGTCTTTAGCTAAGTCAGCGTATGGTTTATAGTTTTTCTCGGTGATAATTTTTGCTTTTGGAACATATTTGAATCTCATTTCTTCATATGTTGGAATTGTTTTTCCTGGAACATAAATTGATTCAATATACTTATAGTTTTCAGTGTAACCATTAGGTGGTTGAAACAACGGAATAAAATCTTGAGTGCGAATATCAAACAAATCAGTATTTGTGAAATACTCGTTGACGATATAATTGTTATCCGTTTTTGTTCCGTATGATGATAGACCCATTGGTTTACCACATTCTTCAGCATCATCAATACCTATAACCAAAGCAACAGCACCATATAAATTGGCAACACTCATATAACCAGGAAAATGAAATTCTCCGTTTGGATGTTTTTGTTTCAATTCATGTTCAACATCCGAATAATCATGACCAGCAAATGACCGGTAAGATTTATAGAGAGTTTCGCTTTTACTTGGATACTCCATTACATAAGCCGATTCCGATTCACCATATGGTTTGAAGTTACCGCTTGATGTTGTGGCAAAATGTTTTTGTCCGTTACCATCAGTTACAATCGATAAACATTTATCGAAACCACTATTGTAGAAAGCACACCATGCATGATTGTCATGGTGATTGCTATCATATTCAATTTTTGGCCAATGATTGTATTTGTTATTATACTTAATTAAGAATTCTCTATACTGACTTGACAATTTATTCCAAGCAACAGTATCTTCATGTTTGATATTGTTGTATTTGTCATTAGTCAAGTAAGCGTCCAATCCATTCATATCAAGGTTTGTGAATAGATTTTTTTCCTTTAGACTTGACCTTGTCAATTCAGGTATTAATTTTTCTAGTGATTCTATAAAATTCACATCAAAGTTATGATTGTTATGAATGGTTGTATCATGGAAACCACCAAAGACAATCTTATCAAAAGTTAAGTTTGTCTCCATAACTTTTTTGAGTGAGTGTGCCAAACGACAATCATGTTTTACTCCGCTGTATCTTTCTTCTAAAAAGAAGGTGATGTTTTTACCATCATAGATGCAGCAGGCAGAATCATGTGTCGTTTGGTCACTTTGTATTACTAGAATTCTCATATATTAAAAACTAAAATTGGTGCGACTGGAGAGATTCGAACCCTCATGCCGAAGCGGCAGATTTTAAGTCTGCTGTGTATACCATTCCACCACAATCGCATGTTACTCACATGGTAGGTCCGTTTCCATTACGAAAACCGACCTCACCACCTTCTTCTTTGATTCGTTTCATAACATCTTCAAAAAGAATCGGTCTAAAATCTGTTTGTTCAACACAAACACAATGATATCTGTTATCAATACCCATTGGCTTCTTGTTGAATCCACGAATCTGTACACGATTTGCATGAAGGTGTCCATGAATGTTTACACCGAAACGACCAAGACTTTCTTCATGAATTGGAATATGTGACAGAATCATTCCGTTCATTACATGATAAGCACGTAGTTCACGGAAGTGTTGCCTGTATTCTTCATCACGGAAGATATCATGGTTACCACGAATCAGAACTTTGTCACCGTTAAGTCTATACAGAGTGTTCATTGCTCTGCGGTTAATCACTACATCACCAAGGTGATATACTTTGTCGTTTGGTCGGACCGTTTCGTTCCAACGCTTTACCATTTCTTCATCCATTTCTTCTGGATTATCCCATGGTCGCAGTTTGGTTCCGTCCTCACGGAGAAATCTACACACACCAGCGTGACCAAAGTGTGTGTCACTTGTTAGAAAAACTGCTGGCATAATAAACTCCTTGTTGATTGGTCCGGCGTGCAGGAATCGAACCCACATTAAAAGGGTAGAAGCCTTCTGTATTATCCATTATACTAACGCCAGAAACTTGGTGCCCCAGAGGAGACTCGAACTCCTAAAATTTGGTTTCTAAGACCAACACGTATACCTATTCCGTCACCGGGGCAATAAATACTTTTATGAAACAAAACAAACTACATTATATCGGACTTGTCGAACTTTGTCAACCTAAACCACAATTTATTGTGGATAAAATGTTGCAAGGAAACAACAACCAATTTATAGTCGATGAATTATATATTCAACCTAAACCACAATTCATCACGGCTAAGATTGAACATTATATAACTGGTGCTCCTACTAAGAATCGAACTTAGGATACATCCTTACCATGGATGTGGTATGCCATTTACCTATAAGAGCAAAAAAGGTTTTGAGAGACCAACTATCTTTCTCAAGGACTCATTGGCTTGTCTCGTATAGGAGAGTTTTAATTGACCTTGTGTTGCTACTGGTGTGTCAGTCACAAGAATAGGGACCTAGCGCACAAGGGACTCAATCCAAACGTCTATCTCAAATTTGGTGGGTCATCAGAGAATCAAACTCTGTTCTTCCGGTTAAGAGCCGGTTGCTTCATCACTTAAGCTTATAACCCATATCAAAATACACTAAGGTCACATCTCCCAGATACCAGCTCATACCCTGACAATGCATTCCGCTGTGTGACTCTACAGGTTTCAAAGTGTATTTTGATATGGTGCGGATGGTGGGACTCGAACCCACAGAATCTTGATTTTGAATCAAGCACGTATACCAATTCCATCACATCCGCATGTATAACAGGTTAGTTTTTTTGCTACGAGAATCGAACTCGCTAGGTTTGCTTAGAAGGCAAATTGTCAACCAATGACAAGCTATTTTGTTTGCTGTAACTAACCTTAAACTTGGTGTCGCCTACAGGAATCGAACCTGTTTCATCGAGTTTTCAGCCCGCTGCTATGACCACATCAGCTAAAGCGACATATTGAATTTGTAAGTAGTGAGACCTCGCTCATTTCTCACCATTTTACCAGTATTTTCTGTGAAGCGGCCGACTGGTTAGAGGTACGTAGTAATAGTTGATACTTGATGTGTAGGCGTCAGGGGCTTTCACATCTTTCTTTAGAGTATGCCTACTCCAGATTTCTCAACATCTACACTTACAAAACTTGGTACCTCGTAACAGAATCGAACTGCTGTATCCCACTTGTAAGGAGGGTGTTCTACCATTAAACTAACGAGGCATAAAATTTACTTTGGGGAGACATATGAGAATCGAACTCATGATAACGGAATCACAACCCGTGGTTTTGCCACTAAACTAATGTCTCCCCAAAGCAAACTTAATTGCTTTGGGGGTCTGTATTATGCTTGTTCAGCCAAGATCCGCTTTAGACGGTCAGCACAGAACGAAGCAGCTGGTGCATCTGGTTTCACCATTGGTGTCACATTACATGTGCCTTTGATGTAACCAATCGCTTGTTGCACAACACATGAAGAACCGAATTCATCATTTTTGTTCAAGTCCAGGTGAACTTCAACATGATAATCTTCCAATACATCCGCAAGTGCGTGGAACAATTCTGAAACCTTATACACTTCGGTCATCAACCGCATTGCAGGTTTGCTTTTCTTGTGGTCGTAGTCAATTTCACGGTCAACATAACCGAAAATTTTACAACCATGACGGCCATCAATATGAACTACAACTGCTAGAGCATAGTCAGCATACCATACGCCATTAACTCTAATACGTTCAGAGTCGGCACCCAAGTATACACGGGTGTCAGGTCCTTGTGTTGCAAGGAATTGCTTAACTTCTTCTATGTTGAAATTTCTCATATCAATCACCTCTTTAAAAAAAATTTGGCATCCCGGCAGGGACTCGAACCCCGACCAACAGTTTTGGAGACTGGTATGCTGCCATTACACTACCGAGATATAAAACAACAGAATCGCTTTCTACTTTTTGATTATAGTGAGAACTCGAAACTCACTATGATGATGCGGGTATTAATCCGCTATAGAATTGCTGTAACGATTCTAAAAACAACAGGATAATTTTTGCGTTTTCAATTACAAGTTGAATGCTTTGATGTTGCTGAACTTATCCTAAAAATGGTACCCAGAGCAAGAATCGAACTTGCGATGGCCGGTTATCAGCCGACTGTTATGCCATTTAACTATCCGGGTATATATGGAGGGTCTTGAGGGATTCAAACCCCCGACCGCTTGGTTCGTAGCCAAGAGCTCTGTTCACTGAGCTAAAGACCCATAATCTGGTGGTTCAGGTGAGAATCGAACTCACACAAGGCACCGTATGAAGATGCTGCACTGCCACTATGCTACTGAACCATTTTAGAAACACTCTGCCGAGTCCTTGAATCTCATGGTGACCCTACTTCATGGCAGTTCTTGCATTAGCCGGCGTTTGCAAGTTGACTGGAATTCCATTGTAGTCACTCAGAATGTTTTTAAAATGGTGGAGGCCGAGGAAATCGAATCCTTCTAGACATTCTCCTTGCAAGGGAGAACCGCAGCCCACTGCTGCCCCCAAATAACTGATTACTTATCTCATTATACGCCATCAGTCAAGGCGAGGTTTATGGTCTCCGTGGAGAGAATCGAACTCCCACCTCATGTCCCCAAAACACGAACGCTACCACTACGCCACACGGAGAAAAAACAACAGGATACGCTTTCTTTTTTCCATAAAAAGTGAAAATTAAGTTTTGCTGAAAGTATCCTAAAACTGGAGTCGCATACGGGTTTCGAACCCGTCTGCCTAGGTTGAAAGCCTAGTGACCTCACCAGAAGTCTAATGCGACATAAAACAACAGGATTCGCTTTTTTTACGATATGCTTGTAAATTAAAAATTGCTGAATGAATCCTAAAACTGGCTCCACAGGCAGGGATCGAACCTACGACCAAGTGATTAACAGTCACCTGCACTACCGCTGTGCTACTGTGGAATAAAACTGGCGCCCCGTAGGAGAGTCGAACTCCTGTTCTCCGCTGGACAGGCGGGCATAATGGCCGTTATATTAACGGGGCAAATTCTTACGGTTTTTTACAAGACAAGAAAACCGAAAACTTGTCATACTTCCTTACGGACTTGTTTGGTGGAGACGGTGTGAGTCGAACACACAGTGCCAGAGGCGGCGGATTTACAGTCCACTGGGGTTACCAATTTTCCTACATCTCCAAATTTTTTGGTAGGGGCACAGAGAATCGAACTCTGATTTCCTGGTTAAAAGCCAGATACTTTAGCCGTTAAGTTATACCCCCATTTACCATTTGTTTTGCTGACGCACTATTTGCTATGCTCAACGGAATTGGTGGCCACCCTACCGTTTATGTACATAGTTACTCAGGCTTGACGTTTCACCCATGGCTTACGTCAGCAAAACAAATGGTACACGATACGAGAATCGAACTCGTCTTTCCGCCTTGAAAGGGCAGCGTCCTAACCGATAGACGAATCGTGCATTAACTACAACAAATTTTTAAAGAACTTTTCTTTATCAACTAAAGAAACTCTATTGTAACAGAACTGGAAGATTTGTCAACCAGTCTGTTGTTTTTTTGCAACATGGAGTAGGTGACAGGAATCGAACCTGCATAAAACGGGGTTGCAATCCGTTCCCTAGCCTTTCGGGTCACACCTACACTAACTTTTTCCTTGAACTACGGTGTGTTTCATCACGCCGCATAGTCCAATCGTAAACTTCACCGTTTGGTAAAGTCTTATCTTTAACTTCATCGTAACCAAACTTACCAACGAATTCCATATCACCATTGGTGATGGTCACAAACTCATTGTGAAGTTTAGCTTCATTCATTGCTTCATCTAATGTCCGAAAAAACATGTCTCGGTCACTCAAATAAATTTTCCACATAATCAACCTTTCATTTGGTACCTCCACCAGGATTCGAACCTGGATCATCCCCTCATCTAGAGGCATCGCCGAGGTATAAGCTCGGAGTTTTACCGTTAAACTATGGAGGCATTTACTGGCAGAAGGTATCGGATTCGAACCGATGCGCCGCTTTCGCAACGACAGTTTAGCAAACTGCTCCCTTAACCGCTCGGGCAACCTTCTATGTTTGGAGGAGGGATGGTAGAATCGAACTCCAACCGCTCTCGCAGTCCATCTGTTTTCAAGACAGTGCAGGTCCCAGACCTGATAACCCTCCATTGTTTTTACCATATAGAAACACACTAGAACGACCACAACATACAAAAAGACCTGGTAGTCAAAATGTTATGCTAATGTGTTTTTATATGGCAGGGGTTATCAGATTCGAACTGATGATGACGATTTCAAAGACCGTTGCCTTAGGCCACTAGGCGAAACCCCAACAATAACTACAACAAATTTTTAAAGAACAAGTGTGTATTGTATACCAAACACAATGGTTTGGCAACTACAATGTTGTTTTAAAACAACAAACAAAAAACCCTAGATTTTTTAGGTCTAGGGTTTTGTGTTTGGAGTCTTTTTTAGAACTTCTGTTTTAGTTCTCCATCTTCACACAAAACCCGGTGGCAATCGCCCATGAGCTATCAGCGCAATTAAATGTGCGATACTCTGGCTGCAACGATAAGGGTTTATGGGATATGAGAGACACTTTTTTCTTTCTAAAAAATTAAATATGTTTGTATTATATAGGAACTTTTGAGCCTTGGCAAGCGGTTTTTAAAAAATATTTTTATTTCTTCCACGCAATAGGGTAGGATTTTATCGGTCCAGATGGGTCAACAAAGTCATCGAAGGTTTCCCAAAGGTGTTCCGATATTGCAAACTTTGTAAGTAATCCAATTTCACGACCATAAGCATCTATCTCCCATGGCTGAACCCAATAATCAATCTTGTCTGGATTAACCCTCTTACCTCTCCACTTGGTCAATTCATCGTTGGTTTCACCATCAATGTATTGTTTGACATGCACCATTTCATGTGCTAATGTTTCCAGTATTCTTCTGGATCCAATATTTGGATTGATTTCAATTAAGAAACTTCTTGGTTTGTTTGCAGTATTATAATCTTGTATACTTGCAAACCCATACTCATCAATTTTAGAACAAAATCTTATTTCAGTATGGCAATTATTTCTTATTCTGGTGTTGGGCACCAATTCCTTGGCGTAAAAGTGAGCCGCCTTTTCAACAAAGTGTTTGAAATCTTTATCTGGACAGTTCACAATGCGAAAATTCATCTAACCTCCAAGGGAAACAGTTACCCTTAGTTATTTAGATGTTCAGATTTTTTCCACTCCAACTCCTGCTTTTTCCAGGAAACGTATGCCATCCTCGTTACGATAACTGTTCCGATAAAAAACGGAACTGATACCAGACTGATATACCAATTTTGCACAGTCCAGACAAGGGGCATGAGTGACAAAAAGAGTAGCGCCGTTGCCAGATTCAGTTGACTTTGCCAGCTTAGCGATTGCATTAGTTTCAGCATGGAGAACCTCCGGTTTGGTTACAAGTTTATATTTCTTCCAAATGTTTGCATCTTTAGGAAGTTGTTGTTCAGACCAATCACCATCATCACAGTAGATTTTATCTTCACAGTTATTATCCCAACCAGATGGTGTGCCATTATAACCAATACTTATGATACGGTCATCCTTTACTACGATAGCACCAACATGAAGTCTGCGAGCCGAGGACAATCCAGCGAATGTCTCGGCCACTTTCATATACGCATTACAAAATTTTTCTTTCATTTTAACTATTTAAAACTTTTGCTACCGAATTCATTACTGCGGCAATACGTCCAATGTCACGCAATTGTTCAACTGTGTAACCTTCCTTTTTCAAGGTATCATAATGTGCCTTAACACAGAAATGACATTTACCAACAATACTTGCGGCAAGACTGAACGCTTCAAAGTTTGCTTTTGTAGTTCCGCCATGTGTCGCAATAGCGTTCATGCGTAACTGTGCTGGCAATCCTTTTAGTTGTTCATCATCGGCCATTTCAACATATGGATACCACACGTTGTTCTGTGCCATAATACTTGCGGCAGTCATTGCCGACTCTGCAAATGTAGGATTGTCGGATAGCATTACTGCTAATACTTTGCCATTGCCTGTTGCAGCAAGTGCAGCTACAGCACAACCCATAGCCACATCTGCATCTAACGAACTACGCAAAAGAACAGCATCAAGATTTAACTTGGTGTCTTTTGCATAGTCTGGCAACGCACCTTTAATTGCGTCAATGAATGCCATTATAGTGTCTCTCCACCAACTGTGCGGTTACATGCACATAGTTCACCAGTTTGCAATGCGTCAAGAATACGCAATGTTTCTTCAGGTGAACGACCAACGTTCAAGTTGTTAACAGTAACGTGTTGAATAACGTTATCAGGATCAACAATAAATGTTGCACGAAGTGCTGCACCTGCTGGAGCATAGAACACACCTAGTTGTTCAATAAGACTCAAATTGTTATAGGTGCTGGTGGATGCATCATATGATCCACGTTGTGTATCAGCAAACTGTATGTGTTTGATTTTAGATAAATCTTCATGTGAACGTTGCCAAGCCAATTTGCAGAACTCGTTGTCTGTTGAACCCGTCAACAACACAGCATCACGGTCTGCAAAGTCTTGGAACAATTTATCGTATGCTACAATTTCTGTTGGACATACGAATGTGAAGTCTTTAGGATAATATACAATTACCTTCCATTTTCCTGCAAATGATTCCTCTGTGATTGTGAAGAAGTCATCTTTACCTGGATTAATACCTGTTACGGCAAATTTTTCTAGTTTGTGTCCTACTGTTTTCATAATTTTCCCTTATGTTAATGAATGTAATGAGTAATCTCACTGGATTACTTATCATAGTATATCACAATAATGAATATAAATCTAATTGTATTTTTCTATTATCGTGATAGTTGCATGGTGGGCCCACTAGGAATTGAACCTAGACTCAATGAATTATGAGTTCACTGCTTTACCATTAAGCTATAGGCCCTTATTTCACGTATTCTAATGAATCTTTACGCATCAGTTTTGGAGTTTCTCTGATGCCAATATTCTTAATCACATAAACAAACGCAACTCCGTCTATCTCTTTTATTTCATTAGAGACAACGTAATAGTTTTCCAGTGTGGTTTTCACACGAACTTTTTTAATGGTTTGTTTAAGTGTTTTCATAATGACTTTATTATACATAAAAAAAAGGGGTCTGTCAAGACCCCTTCAGGTAATTATCTACCTTTTATGCCAGGTCCTGACCTGTGTTGCTTGATTGCCTTTATGGATTCTTGTAAGACTTCAAGTATATTTAATAGGAACTTTTTCATTTGAATCTTTCCGGATAGTTTAGGCGTTCCCATTCCTCATCCGTGACTGGCCACCAATTAGGCATCTTTAGAAACCAAAGGAATTTTCTTGATTGCATCTTGAACTTTGACCATGTTTTGTAGGCCAATTTTCAACATACCGTTTACCAACTCAGCGTTTTCAATTTCAACCTTGTCGGCCAATTTGAATTCACGTGTGAAGTTACGGTTTGCAATACCTTTGAACAAGAAACTATCTGGTGCATCTTCGTCTTGTGTGTTACCTTTAACGACAAGCTTGTTGCCTTCAAGTGTAATTTCAATATCAGATTGTGCAAAGCCAGCAACTGCCATTTCAATGACAAATTTGTTGTCTTTTACTTGTTTGATATTGTATGGGGGATATGTCGCTTTAGCGATTTGTTTTGACATTGACTCCAATTCTTTGAACACATCAGTATAACCGATGGTGAATGGGTCGAATTTTTGGAACTGACTGAAAAAGTCTGTCATAGGTTTCTCCTTAAATAAGCAAGTTAATAAATTGTATCAACCCCAAATGGGCGTTGATGATGGTGTTTAACAAGGTTACCACCTACCTTGCTCCCATCCCGATGGGACTGAGACTATATCAATATTTATATCAGTTGTCAACCATTTTGTGGTTTTTTACCAATATTATATTTTGGTGTTAGTTGCCAGTCATTCTTTTCTTTGTGTGACAATATCTTAATCTGTGACAAGAAAATTGGTGTTGGCACCTCTGTTTGTTTTTTGTTAACTAATTTTACCAGACCCCAATCTTCTAATAGGTTTGCAATGGCATTCCTACGTGCTAAATCGTTTTCTGTAATGTCTGTTGGTTTACCATCTAGTGCAAATAGTTCTTTAAAATGCACCACGTAGTATTGACCACGTTTATGTAAGATGTGACAAGATTGGTATAATACCTGGTCTTTTTTGGAAGCAACACCAATACGAGTTAGTGTCTCTCTTACCTTTAAAAAATCGTCTTTATCATTTAATGTCACTTCAACCAAATCTTTAATGTCTATCATTATTCTTCACTCCGCCTGTATCTATTCTTGTTTTTATATCAGCGATTTGTTCATCGGTGAGGATACGTAAGGCTTCTCTTGCCTTGGAGTTTGAATAACCATAATAGGTCTTTATACACTCAATATCCTTCATCGAATCGGCCTTTTGCCATGGAACGAACTTTCGTTTCATAGGCCTGATACTATTTAGAAGATACTGGTATTGCATATCCTTGTCCAAATTTGGCCAAAGATTCATGTCATTGACATACAAAACACAGTCAAGGTGGTTGGAAAGAGACCTATTGACTAGGAATGGTGCGTAATTGTTGAAATCCAATTCTTCATCCGGCACCTTTTTTCTAAGGATGAAGTCTGCAAAATCGAACGGACTCATTTGAACTCACATTCAACCATCAATTCTGTTAGACATGCAATCAAGTTGATTTCATGGTCAGCAACAAATGCTCCTTGATATTGGTATTTCGCAAGAATTAATACCATTTGCGGCACAGAATTCGGCTTTAATTTTTCATACAAGGTATCATAGATACTTCTAAAGATTCTTGCCATATCATTGTCGATGTTATTTGTAACCCATTTTCGACAAGAAGCAAAGTCCTTGTTCATAATAGAAGAAATTAATTCACTCAGTTGCACATCGGAAACTGATGCCAGAATATCTTTATCAATTGAGCCACCAACACTATGACGCTGAAGCTCATTAAGAATACGGCGATTATCAGGAAAATGTTTCGTGATAACGGCAGCAACCACTTGCTTATCATAAGTTACTCCTTCTTTTTCTAAAATCCATTCAACACGTTTAAAGAAAGCCGCTGCCATCTTTTGTTTACTACCATTCAATTTAAAATCGACAACGGTGCAACGTGAATGAATTGCATCCAAAATACGATTTTTAAAGTTACATGTAAAGATGAACGAACAGTTACTAGAAACTTCTTCCATCATTCCACGCAAGGCTTTCTGAGCATCAGGTGTAAGATTGTCGGCCTCATCTAGGATAACGACCTTACGGCCTCCAGCAAGGCTCATAGATGTTGCATAGTTCATCACCTGTGTTTGCATGACACTAATACCACGTTCAGATGAACCATTGATTACAATATAATCGCAACCAACTTCTTCACACATGGCCTTGGCGATGGTAGTTTTACCGACACCAGCTGTGCCGGAAAGGAGTAAGTTGGGGATTTCTTTTTTGTTTACGTATTCCTGAAACGTAGATTTGATGTTTTCAGGTAAGATGCAATCTTCAATAGTTTTTGGGCGATACTTTTCTACCCACAAGATGTGTTCTGACATTCAAATTCTCCATAATATAATTAAACTTCATCAATCCATTTAAAGCCAAGAAGAAACTTGGCCATAAATCTGATAATGACATTTGGTTTTGTGGGTCTATACACAAACATATGTTCTGTGATTTGCCACTTACCAACATGTTTTTCAGTAGGTTTTATAACAAGTGAAGGTGTTACAGGTTCTGACCATGTTGTGATTGCACCTATACCAACACCACCATTAGAAATAAGATATTGGCCGCTAGTAACACTATTGGTGGCCCATTGTCTCTTGCGCCATTCGGCCATCCATTGTTCACTTGGTGTGAAATCCAAGTCTAAAGTTATTTGTTCAGTTAGAGGCCAAAAGAACTTAAACTCTAATTGTTCGGTCATTTCACACCATTCATACTTTCAAATAAAGCTTCAAACTCTTTTGATTCAGCCACTTCTGTTTGGAAAGAATTTTTGAATTGTGTTTTTGCCATGCGCTTGACAATCTTTTTAGGAATCTTCAGTTCATCATTAGCAATATCCACAATATCTTTCATCGCTTGGTTATTTGCTTCGTTTCTTTGCATGTGCATGACCATTTCATCAACATAACCTTTCAAGGTTTTTAATTGAGCGTCATCAAAAGAACCAAATAACGTATTCACTTTAGTCATATTAAGCTCCAAAAGACAAGTCAGAATCTTTAGCTTCGATTGCAATCCAATATTGCATATCTTCTTTGGTGTTCTTAAAGTAAGATAGGCCTTTGGATGAAATCTGAACTTCATATGAACCAGAAATCATTTTGAAGTTCTCTGTGAGGAACAAAGCTTTAAACTTCTTACCATTACCATCAGCAATTTCTGTTGAATCTGTGTGTGCTGAATTATCTTTTGCATCACAAGTTGTGATGTAAATCTTGGCACCATCAGATGAAATTGAAATGTTTGGTGATTGTAGAATGCTTGCTGTTTTGAGGATAGATGATAGGTCATCTTCACTCAATGTGAAAGACACATCAACAGATGGCAAAGTTAGGTCTTTGTCTGGTGGTGTCACAATCATTGTCTTAGTGGTCTTACGATAATTTAGTTTCTTACGACCTGATTTGAAGATAACATGTTTGTCATCAAAATCGATTTCACCGTCTTTGTATAGAGAATGAACGGATAGGAACTGGTTCAAATCATAGATACAAAAATCTTCGGGGAATTCATCCTTGACACCAGCTTTGGCTAGGACGGTTTTAGTTGCGGAAATAGTTGATAGTTTTTTACCGTTCTTAAACTCAATGCCAGGATTAATATTGGCAAAGTTTTTAAGGACTGTTAAAGTCTCAGCTGATAATTTCATTACGATACTCCTTGTTTCAATTCACTTAGTATACTTGAACCATACGATTGTGTCAAGCAATTAATTAATTTGTTCTTTAATTCTTCCAAAGAACCTGCATTATCAATATGGTGGTCGATGTAACCACCAATCCATCTCCATTCAGATTCATGAACACCAGATTGTTCCAACATGAATCTTTCGGCTTTATGGTCACCACGATTTGCTTTACCAGCAATCTCATACCAATGTGGTTTTAATCCACGTTGTATTTCAATTAATACACCATTGAAACTATGCACAAATTCAATTTCATTTTGGAAACGAACATCTGTGATTACATAGTTTTGATTTGGATTTTGTTGTATATAATTTTTTAGTTTGATGATCCAAAAGTCTTTGTGAAATACATCACGGCCAACTTCTGTGCCCATTAGTTGTAGGGCAAGTCTTGGTGTAAAATCTTTACCCAATTCTTTAGACCAAAACTTGTCTGGTTGTTCACGCCATTCACGTGACTGTTCAGTATCACCTTCCAACAAGTGTCGAGGCCAACCAAACATTTCAGCTGCAACATCTTTAACACCCTTAGCAAAAGACACGGGAGTAAATCCCATGTCTTTCAACATATCACCTGCGGTGCCTTTACCTGAACCAATAAATCCAAGTAAGCCAACTATCATTACATTTCTCCAACAAAGTTTGCTACTGCTGGCATGTCGCCTTTGAAGTGATAGGTGCCGATGTGGTCTGCTCTCATCCATGGACACAACCAAATTTGTCCACCAATCTTTCGCCACAATTGACAGAACATGTAATCTTCACTCAAGTAACGGTCTGAACCGCCACCGGTTGCACTATCTTTGGTGTCAATGATAGTATCGAAGTATGCATGAATGTAACGTGAACCATCGAAGTGTGCTTGGCCAACGTGGTCTGGTTTGTAACGTAGTTGTGGGTATGCTTCTTCCATCTTCTTAAAGACTTCACGTTTAATCAACATAAAGCCTGTTCCAATTTCCAAAACCTCAAGTGGGTCAGCAACGCTGAATCTTTCTGTTCCACGAACTGGATTGAAAACATAATCACCAGTTACTTTTTCCAAAGTTGATGCTTCAATTTGTGGATTTTTTTCTAGTGCCTTTTTAACTGATGCCCACTTGATGGCTTTCTTTGGATAAGGTCCACCAATAACATCTTTATCTAAGGCAAGCAATGCAATAACATCTTGTGGATTAAAGTGAATGTCTGAATCGATGAACAACATATGTGTGCAGTCCGAACGATTTAAGAATTCATCAACAAGATAATTTCTGGCACGTGTAATTAAAGACTCATTGAAAAGAAATGAAAATTTCACTGTTACACCATACTGGACACATAGTGCTTGCAAATCAAGGCAAGCTTTAGCATACAATCCGTGGTTCATACCACCATACATAGGTGTCGCAATGAAAAGACTTTTCTTTTGTAGTTCTTCTTTTTTAATTGAAATTTCCATTTTCTCTCCAAGAAACAAAAATAGGGATCCGGTATTGGATCCCTATTGTGCTAAAAATTAAGCGCTGAAGCTATAACCAGCTTTTAGTGCGGCACGAACCATAGCTTTGGTTGGTGTGCCCAAACGGTATACAGATACCTTAGAACCATCACCACGTGTCTTGGTGTTGGTGTAGATGCAATGGCCTTCTTGGCGCAATTCATCGATACGTGCGGAAACGTTTTGGATTCCGAAACGAGCACGAGCCTGTGCTGTGGAGAGAGTGTTGTAACCCTCGGACTTGCTCAAATAGTTGAGGATCTTTTCTTTCGCAGAAATTTTGGTAGTCATAATATCTCCTAATGACAAAGTTTAAAAACAAAAGTCTTGCTTTTTGCAAGTATTCACATTATACTATTACTTAGTGTGTGTGTCAAGTATCCTTGCGGTATACTTGTTATTATCTGCCGACTTGCGGCAAATATTTTGCCTTGGTTTCTTCCCAAGACAGGTAAATCAAGTCATCATAGAACAATGTTTCATATGAAACGTTATTCTTTTTCTTCAACATTGATATACGACCTTTGGCATATTTGGTTTTCCAAATGTTTGTCAAAGTTTCTTCACTGGTATCAAATGATTTTACCAGTTGTTCATCACCAATCTCCTTGCGGAGGTATTCATTGGTGTTGTTATAGAGAGGTGAAAAATAGATGCCTCTCTGGTGTTCGGTGCGTATAAGTTCCTTTGGAATACCTAACTTACCATACGCAAAATTTAATGTTCTGTTTTTGTGGTCACGTTTAAGTGGAAGTCCTTTTGTGTTCTTTGCTTCCCACCATTCAAAATACTTACGTGTATGATTCTCTTTTACCCAATCATAAATCATTCCTCTGGTTTTTCTGGACGGTTCAAAAGCAACCGAACCGCTTGAGAAACCCATTTTATTCCAATGTTCCAAACCATCATACTGAGATAAGCCATTGGACTTAGTGTTGCCATAAAGGCTAGTAGTGGTAACTCCAACGAGAACGTCTCCATATTGTTTCTTCCAATCTTTTTGAACGGTGTCAGCGAGACACAATAGTGCTAGTAATTTTCCACCCATATAATTAAAACCGAGTGGTTGTAATGGAACGATTGTTGAACCAATTGCAGTATGATTAATCATACCTTGTTGTGTCTTAACGTCCCTAGGCCAACCGATTGCGGTGTCTCTTGGTGTTAAGTCTAAGAAGTCGGATGAAATACAAATGACACCTAGGTATTTTTCCGTCACTTCATCAACAACGGTGTAATATAGATTACGACCAATGTTTGAATTGTTTTTCATCGTAGAGGAAAATGTGCGAATAGCATTCCACGTTTCTGCCAGAGGACCATTAGAGAGAACCAATTTAGGTTTCAACCTTTCATAGTCATCAGGACCTTCTGGCATCCAAAAGTTTTCTTTGACCTTTTCAATAAGTTTCTTTTGAGTAACATCTACCAACTGAACATCATCACCAAATAAAGTTGTGATTGTTCTTGTTGGATATTTCTCATGCACCTCTAACCACTTTTGATATAGGGTGTATTCTCTAACATCCATTTGTGATGCATATCTAAGGTCCTGAATTAAAACATCCTTCAGTTGCTCAGTATCAATGTGTGCAAAACGTTCAGGTTCATTTAAGACCTGCCATTTTTCCCATTGTGCATCAACAAATTCAGTAGGTGTAGCCATTATTTTCTTTTTGCTTTAGGAATTTTAAAATATTTTCTTCGGATTTTATCCAGTTTCTTTAAACCAAATTGCAACGCAAGAGGTTTTACACGACTAGTATACACGATTCCGTTCATGTGGTCAAGCTCATGGAGAAAACATCTTGCAGATATACCAGTAAATGTTTTGGTATGTGGTTGTCCCATGTAGTCTTGGTATTCGATTTCCACTTTCTCAGGTCTGGTGATGTGTAGGTTTAGGAAAGGGAATGATAGACATCCTTCTTCCATATGTTTCTCGCCCTCGGAAGAAATAACTTTAGGATTGAAGTATGCCACATATTCTTCGCCTGCACCCATAACAAAAACACGGTATTCAAAACCACATTGGTTGGCAGATAGACCAATGCCGTTATGTTTCTTACAAGTTTCTACCAAAGTGGATGCAAAACTATTTGGATTAATAGGTGCATTTGCAAAGTCAAATTCTGGTAAAACTTTGTAAAGAGCTGGGTGGTCAGGTGGAACCAAATCAAATGTTTCAACCGGTGCCGGAGTAGGCTGTTTAACTTTAATGGCTTGTTCTGTGTCGTATAAGACAATATCTTCTGTGGTTTCTATATTCATTTTGCAATCCTTGAAAAATTATTTTTCTTTTCAAATTTAATAACCGAACGGAACTTATCGAACAGTTGGTCGCCTTTGTGGGAAATAACAAACACATTTGTTTCTTTGCCCATTTCTTGTATCAACTTTAAAAATTCTTCTGTTCCAACAGTATCCAAACTTGAATCAAACACTTCATCCAGTATCAATAAGTTTGTATTGGTAGAGTTCTTTAATTTGGCAATCTGTCTCCATGTAAACAATAGTGCCAAGTCAATACGCATCTTTTCACCTTCGGAGAAATTGGCATAAGAGAATTCATCACGGTGCCTACTCTTAATTGTTTCTTCAAAGTTTTCGTTGATATTAAAGTTGACAAAGAAATCCATTGCTGTTAGGTATTTGTTTATCAACTTATTCATAATAGGTAAATATTGTTTAATGATTCTGGTCTTGATGCCTCCATCTTTCAACAATGATCCTGCAAATTCATAATAGTGTTTTTCAGTCAACACTTCTTCATAATATTTTTTATGTTCATTTAATTCAACATTTAACTCAATTAATTTCTGGTTGATGCCTTCTGTATTGATATCTCGCACAGATAATTCTTGTAACTCCACATTCAGTTTTGAAATGTATTGGTTTATGGCAGTTATGGTTGAAGTGTGTTTGATGATTTCACCATTATGTGCATTTATATGTGCGATGATATCCGTAATAGATTTCATTTCAGAAGTTACTTTGGATAACTCCTGTTCTATTTCTTCCAAGCCAGTTTTTTGTGTAGAAATTTTCTGAGTCTTTTCTTTAACTTGAGAATCTTTCCATTCGGCAGTAATTGGTTGTTTACAGGTTGGACAGTCATGGTTGTTTTCATAGAAGTCAATCTCCTTTTGATTACGGTCAATATTAGTTTGCACCTTACCTTTGATTTGAAATAGACCCTTGGCTTTTTTGTCAAGTTTCTCTTTCTTATCACCAACTTTATTTTGTAATACATCAATGTGTTTCTGTATTAGACCCACATTTTTATTTAATTCCACTAATTGTTCATTAGATTTTCTTATTTCTTCTTTCTTTTTATTAATTTCCGCATCGGTGTTCTTTTTATTTTCTTCGATGTTTTGTTTTTGTAGGTTTATTTTTTCTTCTGCAAGAGATATGGCATACTTTGTTTTATTCAAGTTCTCTTTGATTTCAGAATTTTTTTCCTTGATGACATTGTTCATTGAAGAAAATATTTGGATGTCCAAAAGGTCCTCAATGATAGCACGCCTGTCAGCAGCCGATAGTTGCATGAACGGAACAAAGGATGCTGAACCAAGGATTACCACCTGCGTAAAGGACTTATAATTTAATTTGAGAATATTCTTCTCTAGTATTTCCTGATAGTCTTTTGCAGCGGCATCCTGGTTCAGCAAAACATCATTCAAATAAATTTCAAATACATTCGGTTTAATTCCACGAATGACCTTATATTTCTTTTGGCCAATATTAAAATGTATCTCAATTACAGTATCCTTACTGTTAATTGAATTTACAAGTTGTGGTTTGTTAATTTTACGGAAAGGTTTACCAAACAATCCAAAACATAATGCATCTAAGATTGTAGACTTGCCTGCACCGTTGTGACCAACAATCAATGTGTTGTTAGACTTGGTAAAATCAATCTCGGTATAATGGGCACCAGTGGATAGAAAATTCTTCCACTTAATTTTTTGGAATAAAATCATGCTTGTTCAGTATTCAATGCCTCTACGTAGAGTTCTTTCAATATTGTTTTCAATTTATCGTTGTCGATACTTTCTTCTGTAATACCATCAACATATTTGTTGAGTATGGTAAGAGTATCTTCAGCTTCATCCACTAAAGTGTCATCATCAGTCAATTCTGAAAAGTCTTCCGCAATAGTAATGTCTGCTGGGTTTACATTATACAGGTTATTCATGAACTTGTCAAACAAATACGGGTTGGTTTTGTTTATTACAACCACTTTAACGTATGTGTTGGTGTATGGTTTCAAATCCATATTGTCAATCTCTTTGATTGTTTGTTCCTTATCATCGTAGATAATTCGATGGAACATTTTATATGGATTCTCTACGAACTCCAATTGATGTGTATCTAAATCAAACAAATGGAAACCACGTGGATCATTATAATCTTGCCACGTTAATTCATATGGGTTTCCAAGATAAAAGATATCATCACTGGAAGATTTGTGGTGGTAATGACCACTAAATGTGTGACTAAACTTTCTAAAAATACTGCGGTCTAGACCACCTTCTGATGGCATACCACGATACATGGCAAAGCCGGCAATTTCAAAGTGACCCATACAAAATTTTGCATCGGTATCTTTTAATGTTTCCATAGAATCTTCATAATTCTCGGCACATATCCAAGGCATCATACAGATTTTGTGGGGACCAACGTAGATTTCAGCTGGGTGGTCAATCACATTTAATGAAATGCCGTATTCACCCAACAGCAAGTCTGCTGAGTTAACATCATTCGTATTCTTAAAGTAGGTGTCGTGGTTGCCAGCCAACATATGGACTTGTATACCACGATTAAAAAGTGGTTCAAAGAACATTTGTTTAGCACGTTTCAATGAAAAGAAGTTGACATACTTTCTACGGTCAAAGGTATCACCAAGAATTAATACGGTATCAATCTTTTCTTTTTCTAATGTTGGAAAGAAAACATCTTTATAAAACTTTTCAAAGAAATCTAGAAACAACGTAGAGTCATTTCTGGCACCAAAATGTTGGTCGGTTATTATGGCTACTTTCATACTAGGTTTTTCATCATCTTTTCGGCTTCGGCATCTACCACTCTTTTTCGTAATTCTGTTGTGGAAAAAGTGTGTTCACGTTTATTGAAATAAAACTTAATACCTTTACTGATACATTCTTGTCTGCCAGTAAAAGTTTTGTTTTCATATTCATCACCTAATATTCTAACATTAATTGGATAAGAAAGCAATATGTCCAACAAATCTTTTTCCGTTGCATATACCACTATTTCATCCACAAATTTGCAAGCTTGCAACTGAACATAACGTTCAAAAATACTTTGAACTGGTTTGTTTTTTTCTTTTGGTCTATCTATGGTAGGGTCAGTTTGTAGTCCTACAATTAGGTAATCACATTGTGTTTTGGCTTCTTTAAGCATGATGATGTGTCCTGCATGGAACAAATCAAAAGTGGAACAAGTAAATCCAACTGTCATCAGTGATTTCTCCTACTGTCAAACACACAAACGAAATATAATTCTTCAGTTTCGGATGTGTTGTATACTCTGTGATATACACCGTCTTTGATTAGAATCATTGAGTTCTTTTCAACATCATAAACATCACCATCTAATTCTATTTTGCCAGAACCAGACACAAAGAAATATACTTCTTCTTGGCCTGCATGGGTGTGACCTCTGGTGCTTTTTGATGGGTGTAATCTTGTGCTACTAACGGTTAATTTTTCGAGTAGTGTATTGTCTCGTAACAAATAGGTTTCATTATCTTTAACGACTTCACCACCAATATCGAAAATATCATATTTCATTATATCACTCCTCAATAAATTTTTCAAGTCCTTTTGGTTTCTTTACCAAATTTTTGGCTTCCTTTTTGGTCTTTTTGGCATCTTCATAATTCTCAATGAATTCGGAAATATTCTCATACAATTCAAATTGTTTGGTGACACCATCTTCACTCTCTAACATTTCGAATTCATCCAAAACACCATACATTTCTGTGGCCTTGTATTTGACGTATAGTTGTTTCTTCTCTTTTTGAATCCTGCGTAAGAAAGCAAAATAGATTACTTGAGTGAAGTATGCGAATGGATTTTTAGATTTGGTAGGATCAAAGTTCTCGAAATACATCAGACAGTTTTCGATACCATCGGCAATCATTTCATCACGATATGTGTAGTTGATGAAGTTTGGTTTGTGTGATAGACCTTCGGCAATCTTCATAAAACATTCGCCAATGTAATTGGGAATATTAGGTTTAGGTTTGCCTTGTGCGGCGGCCTCTGTGCATCTAGTTTTGTAGTCTACTAATGCCTTTAAAAAATCTTCATTGTTTATATAATGTTTTTGTTTACTCATTCAAATATACCATAAAAAGTTATTGACAAAGGGCTTGACATGTGTTAAAGTCCACGGTGTTCCCCTATGATATTAATGTATTAAGGCCTTACCAGTTTCTTTTTCTTCAAAAGCTGCTAACACCTCATCACTAATATCCACTTCTCTCTCTTTCCTCTCAAAGTTTTTCAATCTTTCCATGGAAGTAATGTAGTATTCTGCAAAATCTTCCGATGGTTCCATTGAACATATGATGCTATCCACATAAATTTCCACAGACTCGCCTTTCATGACGGCCATTGGTAACCATTGTTGTAACACCAAATTTGCTCCTCTCAGTTCAAACAACATGGGATTTTCAATTACCATCTTGTTGTCTTTTTCAAAAAGGACATCACAAATAACATCCAGACCGTCTTTAAAGCGTAAAATTTTAACTGCCATTTTTTAGTCCTATATTGTATATCTTAAATGAGAACTTCTCCTCATTATATATCTTAACTCTTTCGATGAAGTGTTGCAACGTAAAGTTTACGTGTTTTTTGATTCTAAGGTCGTCTGCAATGTCATAGAGAGTTGCTTGTTCTTTTCCACCTGATTTGCGTAACGCCCTTCCAATACTTTGCAAATTACGGACACGTGACTTAGACGGGCTCGCAAATATAATATTGTGAAGATTGCGTATGTTGATACCAGTGCTAAAAGTGCCAAAAGAAGCCACGATAATAGCGTCATTTTCTTCCTCCATAATCTTTCTGATCCGTTCTCTATCTTCCGTATCCACACCACCGTGTATGAAGAATACT